TTCGCGCCTCCCGTCTCCATGAAGGCGGCCTCGACTTCGGCCTCTTCGCCGGGCTTGATCGAGACGCGCTCGATCGAGTTTCCAGAGAACGGCTTGCCCTTCTCAGGTTTCGTGGCGAATCGAGTGAGCTGTCGATCGGACTTCGCTGCGTTAAAGACCTTCGGCATGGATCAGATCCCCGTTCGGTAGCGGACGGCTCCCGGGTAGCGCATTTCAAGACCTGCGATCTTGTACTCGCCGGGCACGCGAACCTTGAGGTTCATGGGCTGGGGCGGGAGGAACCGCAGGACCAAGGGGATGTGCATCACCATGACATCCTCATTCGCCGAGTAGACGACCATCGAGTCCGTGAGCTGCGGAAGCGCGCGAATCTCGAGGGGCTTGCCGGTCACCGCCGTATAGACGTTGTTCCGCTTGATGTACTCGAGGAGCGTCATCGCGGACCCGGCAATGTCCATCCGGGTCGTCGCGAGGAGGTTGAATCGCGAGATCGGGAGAAGTACCCGACCTGCGATCTCCATCCCGTTCGACTCATCGTAAATCGCGTTGATCGGCTCATTGATGATCGCTGCGACCGCGTCGGCGGAGACTGCAGCAGCAACCGCGAAGGTTGATGCCGCTGCCGCCGTGGAGACTGCCGAGTGATTCAGGAGACCTTCGAGTCCGCGATCCGCATCACCGTTGAAGGCGATCCGCTGCGCGTGCTCTTCGTAGCCTCGGCGTGCCTTGACGGCCTGCAGAGTGTCGAGGGGCCGTCGAAGGTGCGCGGCCTTGCGAAGGTCGTCGAGCGTGTACTCGTACCCGACACCACCGTATGCCACCGAAACCTGATCGCGACCCGATTCGATCCGGGCGAAGTTGATGTCATCGGCTGCAGAGCTGATGAACTTGCCTTCGGCGGTTCCGTCCATGTAGTGGACTTCGATCGACGTGGCCCATTCACCGGCCTCGTTCGAAACGGGCACGAGGTCCTGATAGACGATCGGCGTGTATTTCCGTTCCCAGACCCGCGTCTCGATGTGCGAGAGCTGCGAGGTGAGGTATCCGAGGGCCTGCGAGTCTGTGACTTCCATCGACATCGATTCGATCTCCTGGTCCGGCTTGGCCGGTGGGAGGGTGAAAACTTCGGGCTTCTTAGTTCGTCATCCGAACACGAACACGAACCAGCTCGCCGGCTGCTGCGTCATCCATGAACTGGCATCCACCGACCGCCGTAGCGTCCGTCCCTTCTGTATCAGAGCGAACCGATCCGAGTTCTTCCGCGCCTGCGGCGACGTGCCGGACAAAGACCGGATCCCCCGCCGTGACGGCGTCTTCGGGCCGCATGTAGACGACACCGAAGTCGAGAATCGAAACGCCTCGGTTCACCTCGTACTGAAGTACGTCACTGGCGTTTGCGACATCATCCTGAACACGGATCGCAACCCCGATCGATTGAGCAACCTCAAGGCCGCTCGTCGGAAGCTTGCACTGCTCTGCGCCCGTTCCGCGCGTTACGAACCGGCCGAACGGAATCGCTTCCTCGGCCGACTTCGACTGGACATTCGCGAGCTGGGCGTCAACAACGGCACCCTCGGCGCCCGCTGCGTGCGTGGTCGTATAGGTTGTCTGGACAGGTGCCATCAGTCATTCCCTCCCTGGAAAGCGTTCGCCGTTCGATCCATGTAGGCATCTCGGGGACTCTTTCCGGAATCCGTGGTCTTCGAACCGCCCGCAAGAGCCTCACCGGCGCGCTGCGCTGGCGTCTTCTCGCTTGCGTCGGCTGCCTCGACGCGCGCATCGAATGCGGCGTCGACGTAGGCATCGCTCTTGCCATCGAGGTTCACGTCGATCGCTTCCAGCGCTGCTCGGCGGATACCCGCGGCGTCCAGCGTGGTGCAATCGAGATCGGCATCGAGCTTGTGCGCCGCTTCGATCACTTCGGATCGTTCGCGGACCGCGGCGTCGAGTGCCTCGGGCGTGAGGCGCGCTTCCGCATCCTCGAGCTTTTTCTTCGCCTCTTCGGAATCGGTCTCGGCTTTGGCGAGCTCCTTGTCGCTGTCCTTGACCTTCTCTTCGAGTTCGTCGATCACGGCATCCTTCGCCTCGATCTCCGAAGTGTGCTTGTCCGTCATCGCCTTGAATGCGATGGCCGCCGCGTCACTGACTTCGACCTGGCTCCCGCCGCAGTCGATCACCTTCGTGCTCATGGGTGTGTCTCCCGATTGAGAATGTTTTCCGTCTGAGATGGCGGCATCATGCATTATGCAAGTCCCCCCGCAACGGCCCCGAGAAACGAGCGACACGTGGTTCGCTCGGATGTTTCGTTGGATCGCGTCATAGGCTTCGCCGGTTGGCGTCGTGCCTGATTTCACTTCGAGGTCTGCGCGGTATCCGACCGAGAGCTGAAGCTTCCCGCTCTCGACTGCCTTGATGCCGTCCGCGTGTGTCACTCGAACAACGCCTACGACGTGGTCGCCGTCTCGCGTGATCGCGTCTCCGATGAATCCCGCCGTGACGCGCTTCGCGTTCTCCGGCGTGACGAAACCACCCTCGTGCTCGATCGTGAGGGGCTTCCCCGCAATCGACGCCATCGAGTCCGCCGAGAAGACTTCGTCATCGGGCCGATAGATGCGGATGAGCGAACCTGCCGGGCGATCAGCGAAGTGCCCCTCGAGAGAGGGCTCGCCGACGCGGTAAAGCTGGATGCCTGAGCGCGAGAATCGGGCTTTCGAGACGAGGAACCCGTCGTCGGTTACATCGAAATCCGAGATCTGAATCGCGTCTGTCAGTTCCATCGAGCGCAGGCTGCTTTATGCACGTCGCGATTCAAGGTCAGAGCTCGACGACCGGCTGAGCTGTGCATCTGCACTGGAAATCCTCACCAGGGTGCCCCGTTCCCGCCGGCGGCTTGTCCCACCGGAACTTCTTGCCGTTCTTCGATCGGTGAGACTCCCTCACCCGCTCGTCGCGCGACGTTCGCCAAATGTATTCCTTGATGCCGAGCGCCTCGTTTCGCTCTCGATTGAGCGCGGCGGTCAGCTTCGCGGTTTGGTCGCGAGCAATGAACTTCGCGCGGCGATCGCTGACCTTGCCGATCTCCCGCAGTTCCTCGATCAGCGACTTCCCGTCCTTGCGGCCCTGAACCACAGTCTCTAGAACGAGCGTCTGAATTTTCTCGAAGTGGTTCTTGGGAATCGACTTGATCAGATTCACGTTCTCTCGGGTCTTCAGCTTCAAGATCGGCTCAAGTCCTGACTCGTCGACGATGCTCTGCAGGTCGATCCCCATGACCTCTTCGATCGACTTGTAGAACCTCTCCCGGTTGCGCTTGTCGGTGCGCGTGACGGCCTGCTGTCCGATGAACTGCGCACGGGTCTCGCCGAGCGTGATGTGCTCGAATCGGATCCGGTCTAGCGCGAGCTCGATCTCGTCGACGAAATCATCCTGCCAGTCGGCAGAGTCAGCGATGCCCTCTCCGTCGAGACGCCTCAGCAACGGGAACAGGTGCTCCGCGATGCTCTTCGAAAGGTCTCGATTCAACCCGCGGAGCTGTCGCGTGAGCGTGACCATGTCCGAAGCGGCAGCGCCGGACGCGCGGACCTTGCGCTGACGCGGCCTTGCGCGTCGCCGTCGCCTTGGACTCTCGACCTCACGCTTCGCGCGGATGATCTCGGCGATGTCCATGCCTACTCGTCTTCCGGATCGACTTTCGGGTCGGGGATTACGTTGCCCGCAGGATCATGCTTCTGAGAGTTCGCCGGGATTCCCGGAGGCATCGGAGGCGGGTCGTCCTTGTGCTCTTCGAAGTCGGATTCGAGATCGTTGACGTAGTCTTCGTCGACGCCGACATACGTCCCGTCCTCAAGAAGCTGCTTCCCGACGATCACCTCGTCGATCGCGCCCATGTCGACGTAGATCTTCGCGGTGTTCGCGCGCTTGTTATCAATCTCGGCAGCCTGCGCGTCGTCCATCTGCCAGAGCGAGCCAAATTCCCATTCGATCTCATCGGGCGCTTCGCCAATGGCCGAACGCATGAAGACCTGGTCGAGCCGGTCGATTCGCGTGCGGAGATAGTTCTGCCGCTGAGCGTCGATCATGTCGTAGAAGTTTCGAAGGTCGCCCTCGCCGGTCGCGCTGAGGCCCTTCGCTGAAGTCCCGAGGAGCCGCGTCACGGGGATGCCAGACGCCGCAGCCACGGTCACGAGGTACGTCTCGATGAGCGGAGACATGCCCTGCACGAGCGCGTTCTGCTTTTGCGTGTACTCCTCTTTCGTGTCATGAATGATCGAGTTGTAGAGGCTCTTGAGGGTGTCCGAGATCGACATCCGCTTTCGGACGCGCTCCTCTCCCTCAGGCGTAGAGACCATCTGAAGCAGTCCCGGAATCCCGATCACATCCACGGATGCTTCAGTCACGAGCTGCGCGATGCCGCCGATCACCTGCTCGGCATCTGCGATCGGCTCGAACATCCGTTCAAGATAAGAACCGCCCCACCAGAGCGTCCGCTGCATCTCAAGCCACGGAAGAGGCATCCCGGGGAACCGAACAATGCGGCTGTGATGGACGAAGTCCATGCGGGCCGACGCGATCGAGTAGTACTCAGGTTGCATGAACTGCGGCGAGGTGGGATCGAAAACGAGCTGAGTATCGAATCCGCCGTTCGGAACCAAGGTCCGCGAGTCGAGCGAATGGATGAACTTGAGCGAGCCTTCTTTGACGCGGCGCAGGTCGAGCGGCTCGTCGAGTTCGCCCGTGTTGTCGAGACCGAGCAGGAGCGCGCCGCCACCATACAGGCGACTCCACTGGAGAGCTTCGGAGACCTTCTCCCAGTACATGAGCCGCTTCGATACCGCGGCGATCTCTTTCGTCTTCCCCCCGTCCTCGATCTGGAACTCGCGCCGAGCGCGCGTCATCTCGAACGCTGGAATATCGACGACCTGGCTCGCAAGCCAGTTGCTCCGGTAGAGCTGCTCGAGTTCGATCGGCGTGCGAGGCGTGAACGAGAAGTGACGGTTCCCGTGTGCGCGTGAATCCTTCGCGCCGCCCTGCCCTGTGGCGAGGTTTTCGAGACCGTCGATCGTATACGATGCCGCAGACATGGTCGGCACCATGCTTTATGCAGCAAGAAACGCGAGAGGGGTCAGAGCGTCCCGGCGTAGATGTCGATCTCTTCGAGAAGCATCTGCTCAATCGCGTCCATCGTCGGATCGACCTGGTCGTCATGAGCGTGCGTCATCTCGGCGGAGAAGGCCGTGAACTCGGCGAGGTACTCAGAGAGCCACGGGACATCGTAGGCGTCGGAGTCGGGCAGCCAGACGCGGCCGGCCTTGACTTCGGGCGCGACACCGAACGCTCGCACGATCTTGTCTCGGTCACGGGGGATCGGCTCGATCATGAGCCCGCCCTCTTTCGCAAGCGACTGAATCAGCCCGGTGCCGCTGGCCTTGTCTTCGATCGCGAACCCCATCGGGAAGGGGGAGTCCTTGCCGAGAGGACGCGCGCGCCATTTCTTCCAGAATGCGGACGCCTCGGTCTTGAGTGCTGGCGCTTCCCACTTTCCCCGGATCTGATCGAGCAGGTAGATATTCAAGATGTTCTCAGCGATCGCCAGCCCCCACGCCTGGAACACGCTGAAATCGTTCTTCTCGCCGGTCTTCATCGCCGTGTCACCGAAGAGCTTGATCGCCGTGAGTGCGGGCAGCGGATGCTCTGGCGTCCCGTAAAAGCGCCACCAGTCGCCCTTGAACATCGTCCCGCCCAAAACGGTCGGGTCTTGCTGCATCTGCCCGGAGAACGTGTAGGGGTTCGCCTCGCGCCATGCCTCAAGCTCGTGCGCGGGCTCCTTGTAGGGCCAGTACGAATTTCCATCCTCGTCGAGCGCCGGAATCTTGATCTGCTCGAACTCCAGTCCGCCGATCTGCCCATCGAGCGCGAACTGAGTCGCGTCGTTCATGTGAAGCCGCTGCATGATGATGATCACGGGCGTCTCAGGGTTGGCCTTACGAGACCGGACGGTATCCGCGAGCTTCCGGTTGGCGGCCTTGAGCTTCGTCTCTGAGAACGCATCCTCGGGCTTCAGCGGGTCGTCGATCAGGATCGCTCCCTGGAACCCATCGACCATGTGCCCAGCTCGAAAGCCGGTGATCGTGCCGCCAAGGGCGACCGCATAGCAACCACCCGCGCGCTTCCCGTCAACCTCGACGTTCCAGCGCTTCTTCGCCTTCGAGTCCTTGCGCGTGACGTAGGGCCAGAGCGCCTGGTACTCCTCGGACTCGATCAGCTCCTTCGTCTTCGAGCTGTTCTCTTCGACGAGCGAATCCGCATAGCTGAGGTGCAAGAACCGACACCGCTGATTCTTCGCGATCGACCAGGCCATGAAGTTGATCACCGCGAGCTCGGTTTTCGATGAGCCCGGTGGGACGTTGATGATCAGGTTTCGGATCTTGCCGTCATGAACGTCCTGCAGCGCCTGGCAGATCTTCCGGTGATGCCAATTGACGAGAAAGGTGTTCGCCTCGCGGACTTTGAAGAAGTACCGGGAGAACCAGAGCAGCGACTGCTCGCAGCACTCTCGCGCGACTTGGAGTTCGTGCCGCGGGACGTTCTCCTCTTCGAGTCCGTAGTCGGCGGCGGTGAATTCAAGGGCGGCGGACATTGCTTAGGGCCCGGACTTCGTCACGCTGATGTCAAAGACTCGAACGAGCGCCTTGAGCACCTCTCGCGCTGTGTGGCTCATCTCCAGCTCTTCCCACTCGGCGGCGGAGAGGACTTGATCTCTGAACTTCTGAACCGCCTCCTTCGGCGCCGGGTGGCGGTCATCGGATGCCTCAGCATCCGCCAAGCAATTCACGCAGATTTCAAAGGCCGGATGCGCCGGGCTTTGATCGCACGCCTTGCATAGCTGCTCCGATTCCTTGCTCACCTCTCCTCCGCTCCCGCCCTCACTCATCGCCGGACTCCAAATGATCCCCAAGGCAAGCAGTATGGCACGCGCGCTCGTTTGCGCCTTCGTTCGTAACCCAGACCCACTTCCGATCGGCCCCGCACTCCTCACCGCATTGCGTGCAATCCGGGTGCACCTCAAGAACTAGCCTCTCGTCGCCGGGCGCGAATCCCTCGATCGCCTTGCCGTCGATCGTGAGGCGCACGTCTGAAAACTTGTAGCGCCCGCTTTCGCCCTCAGTCATCGCCATCCCCCTCGTCAATCTCGTCGTCCGGCTCAAGTATTCTCACACCATGGACGCATGGACGTATTGGACATAGAAAAACTCAACTTTCTTACGTGAGTAGGAATTCAAGAAAAGTCCTGAAATCCGGTTGTGTTGCG